AGCCGGGATGTTATCCTGACTACACCTGCTGCAGTTAAAGAGTTCAGCCTTCTCTTGGTTGATTCATTGTGGTAGGGTGATCAAAGACCCCTCCTCCATCTGTCCAAGCCCAACCATTTAATTATGGTTGGCAGATGTGGGAATTGTTCCTTCGTTTCCAGGGTGGGAAACATTAGCACGGTGTGAAATGAAATGGATTTTATTTTCTATTTAGTTAAGTGAATGTGTGATAATGGGAATGTTAACGAAAGCGTGGAGAGACTCTTAGAGTTCCATCGGCCGAGACATAACCTTACCGTTCAGTACTGAAGACGGAGATGAAAAACCCTGCCACCCCTTCAGTGGGTAGTGGTTAGCAGTAGCACCGCTCAATTGCTATCAAGGAGCACACCGATTGGACAGTTACGGTGTAAAGACAACAACTGCACGTTTTAGGACCTAACGGAAACAGGGTCCAGGGTTTTACCGCACCAGCAGCCAGAATTGCAGGTGCTCCCAAGGAGTAAAAAAGCCACACAACTTGGAGCAACATGGTGACAGTCCCTCAACACGACACTGTTAATCCTCTGAAGCTTCAGAAGTTGGTCGCAGAATTTCAGGAACTATGGGAGGCGGCGTATCCAAGCGCTGCTTTTCCTAATCTGAATACTGACGATGTGAGCCTACTCAAAGCCGGCTTGACGAGCCCACTTGAGGGTCGCTTACCCTCTAACATAAGCACCAAGGACTTTTCCAGAAGAGCCTCGCTCTTTCTATTTCGGAAAGCCCTACCGACCCCGCGTCCTGATCGTGTTCATTTTGAGCGATACGCGGAAAAACTGGCCAACCATCGGGATGTGAATCCTGAGGTTGCGCGAACTATGAGACACCTAATCCCCCGCCTTTTTAAAGAAGGTTGGGATAAGGATTGGATCTCATATGTTTCACGTTCCGGCCCTCACGTAAAATCTTGTCTCGAAGCTGCCACTAAAGACGGTGGTGTGCGAGAGGCATTAAAGAAACACGGTATCACGCAAGAAAGGTATGTCGAAACCTTGTGTACCGGAAGCGGTCTGGACTGGATCGCAACGGAAAGAAAATGTATCGTCGTGCCAGATGGTCCTAAAAATAGAACTGTCACAATAGCCAGTTGTGCCCAGTTTTATTTGAAGCCATTACATGACATTTTGTACGATACATTATGTAAGTCCGGTTTCGTTCTTAGAGGTGATGCTACGGCAGAATCTTTGAGGACATTCGTGAGGGGTGAAACCAAATCGGAACGAGAGGAGGTGTTTGTGTCTGGTGATTATGAGGCTGCAACCGACAACTTTAATGCAGCCCACTCCCAACTGCTTCTGTTGATGATCAAGAAGCAATCCTCGCACATTCCCCCTGAGCTCTTCGATATAGCTGTCGACTTTTTAACATCCACCGTATACCTACCTCACGGTGTCGGTGCAGTCGATCAGCTTGGAGGACAACTCATGGGGAATCTACTTTCCTTTCCTTTACTCTGTCTAACCAATTATCTCGGTGTTGCCCATACATTAGGCATTGACCGTGCAAGAGCCCTTACAAAAAGGGGACTCTTGAAGATAAATGGGGACGACATTATTTTCCGATGCAGTGTTGTTGAGTTCGATATCTGGAGTGCGGGCGTCATCGCCTTAGGTCTTACCCTGTCAAGAGGTAAGACGATAGTGCACAAACGAGTATTTTCACTCAATTCGACATTTTTCCGGGCCTCGGCCAAAAGTGTGGTTTTGGTGCCTGTCATCCGACCAGCCTCAGTACTAACGTTTACTGAGAGCATGGGATGGGATTCAATGGCAGGACGCATTAAGTCCTTAACACATGGATGGTCTGGGGTCCTCCGGTCAAGGCTCCTTGCGGCCGGAATTCGGAAGTTGCGGAATTTTTTTACGGGTAAAGAAAGGGTGGGGTACTGGGGCTCGCTGACGGCGAACCTCGGTGTAAAAGTAGATGCGGGAGCTCTCGAGAAGTGTGGACGTGATGTCCTAAAGCGAGAGTACGAGATGGTATGCGGCATGGGGCTGCTGACTCGACGTGAAGAGGACCTCCCCTGGGAGCGCTCGTGGTACACTTCCAGCACAGCCGTGCTTGGAGGACAACCGGAGACGTTCCTATCGGATTGGAGGGGTATTCCGGCTCACAAGCTGTTTGGACATGTAAGAGATGAAGTCCAGACGGAATGGAGCCAGGCGTGTCAGGATTCGGCCTGGGGGCTGCTACCTAGTGGAGGAAAACCAGAAGGCATCACACCTTCGTTGGGGTACTGGAAAAGTCCTTCCAGGAATGCGTCAAAAAAGACGGTTGTACAAGGTAAACCGCATAATTTCCACTGCGAACCGGTCTTCTTCTATATTAGAGGAAAGAACCGACGGAGGTCGTGGAAATTTGCGGGCGGAGCTGGTGATGGCTGGCAGAATTCTGCCGTTAAATCACTCCTTACTGTACATACCGACTGCATTAACCCTAACGGTTTGCCAGTTGGATGGAGGGGGATCTTAAAAAAGAAATTGAAAAAAAAGAGTGAAATGGAGAGAGATCCGGGTGTGTTGGGGAAAGCGGGACCGAAGGTCATGGTTCCGAAGAGTTGGTTAGAGTCAGGCCGTCAATTAACATCACGGCCGACTTTTGAACCTTCTCGGGGATTCGACATAGTAGGTGGCAAAGCTGTACTGCGGAGGAAGACACGGTTCTTCGACTCACTTAGTAATCCACTTTCGAGTGGGAGCCCAATATAAGCGGACCTGACCTAATGACGACACGTACTGCGGTATTGCTGTCCAGGGTTAAGGAAAGTGGGGTAGGCCTTTAAGGTCCTAAGTGAAGCGTGAGTTCGATGAAGAATAAGGAATGTAATGATGGCTTGCTCAAAGGGATATCTATTTGCCCGATGGGATAAAAAGCAGGAAGTTGTGAAGCATCGGGATGTGGCGGGTGGTATGAAACTGCCGGTTACTCTCGACTTACCCTATGCCGTCCTTGTTGGCGGTGAGGTAGGATAGTACGATACGATTAAATTCCTCGACAGGGGATAAGGGAGAAAAAAATATTTGGCGCCTGGTGCTTGCACTGGTGCTCCTTATTAAGTTTTTTCGAACGTTCGCAATTCGTTAATGGACATCTTCGGCCATGCTAAGCCGAGCATTCGTTATTTTTCGTTCCGTGGGCTTTCAACAAAGTGTTGGCAGCTGCATCGAAATGTAGGGTCATAAATAAATCGTTTAAAGAACGTGGCGTTCGCTTCTAGGACACGGAAGTACGTAAGGGGATTCATCAGGAGGTTCGATTCCTTCTGTCCCCCGTTGACATTATATCATCAGGTCGTAAGATCGTAAAGTGGGT